ACCCCAAGAAATCTCCCCAGAATTACCCAAGTTATCCCCAATAATCGTAGATTATACCGAAGAAAGCTATAGATTTCACCGAAGGTGTGTCTTATATGCAACATTTAGACCATCCCCTATCTTCGATAGAGCTACCCACCCCCTCCCCCTTACCTTTGGTAAGTCCTTGATAATCCTCCCGAATATACCCGAAGATAACTACCCGTTGACACCACACAGCCCATGTGTTACGAAGTATTAGTAGTATCACTATTTATGAATATAATGAATAAATAGATGATACACTTACAACCAATTTGAGGAGCTGTTTGATGAGTTTGTAAAAACCCTCTTGACACCCTCAACCCTTAGTAGTATCACTGTTAGTAAGTTCTTACGAACTAACAGATGATACACTTACAAACCAAACGAGAAGGAAAATTATCATGTCTAACATTTACGTAGTAACAGACTTATCAGCAATCTATGACGGAAACCCAGCCTATGCTGTAGAGCATATCTATGAAGGCATCGTGTCTGTCTGGGATAACCGAGACTTCGCTTATCAAATCTGTGAAGATTTGGAATTAGGTCTTGACAGCTAATATCGAATCACTTAGTAGTATCACTGTTAGTAAGTTCTTACGAACTAACAGATGATACACTTAACACCACCAAAGAAGGAATTTTACCATGTCTAACTACAATCTACTTTCAGTAGGCAACAATGCCAAGACAGTCAAAGGTGACGGGTCAGAGTATCTGACAGCTATCCTATACCTAGCTCCAGCAGATAACCTTGATGGAATCAATGTCTGTGCCATGGCCGTGACTGCTGGCTGCAAAGCAGCATGTCTATACACTGCTGGGCGTGGTAAAATGTCCTCTGTTCAAGCTGGGAGACTACGTAAAACTATGCTATGGCGTGATGACAGAGAAGGTTTCTTAGCTACGCTAAGGCAAGACATTGCCAAGTTCACAAAGTATTGTGAGAAAAGAGGCATCCAGCCAGTCGTTAGACTGAATGGCACCAGTGACATTATCTGGGAAAACTATATCGACATGGAAACAGAGTTTCCTACAGTGCAATTCTACGATTACACCAAGATTATTAAACGGGTTTACAAGAAATTGCCTAGCAATTATCACCTTACTTTGTCTTATAGCGAAGCTAACACCGAGTATGCTTGGCAAGTAATCGAGGCTCACCAAAAGACAGGTGCGAACATAGCCGTAGTATTCCGCAAACCTACGACCAAAAGCCCCTTGCCTATCTCTTCAGCTATGCTGGATGGTGACAAGGATGACCTGCGCTTTCTGGATGCACCACGTCACATTGTGGCATTATATGCCAAGGGTGATGCCAAAAAAGATAACTCTGGCTTTGTCATTGACGTAGCCTAACCGAACATGAAAGGATTATAAAATGTTCAAAATTGGAAAAGACTTAAACGATGGAACCTATGGTTTTCGCTTCAAGCTATTGAAAGTAGATGGCCTATACCGCAAACGTAGCATTAAGAAACGCTATGGCGTATCAAGTGGAGCCACGACTACAGGTATTCACTTTGGCCTACGCAGTCTCTATATTGAGAAAAAGAAAACCTACAAACACTTTGGACAGACTTTCTCTGGAGTGTAACAAACTGTAACAATTCGTGATTAAGGATTAAACCAATGTCTAACTTTATGTTTAACTTTCTACTTTTAATCTGCTCTGCCTTTGTGTTATGCAGTAGTGTATTCTTTGACGATGCCTATTTTGCCTTTACATTCTTTACAATCGGAGCACTGGGCATGGGTGCCAGTATTATTTTAATGGAGAGAAAACAATGACTTACTATACAAACCCCGACTACTTTTCTGAACGTGGGATAAACGAGGAACATGCCCTTACTGTCTGGACAGCTCTTGTCTCTGTGACAGACGCAGATAGCTTCATGTTCAAAAATATGGAGGCATGGTATGGCGATGACTTCGAGCATGTCGTGTCTGACGAGCAGATTGAAAGTATATCACACATGACCAATGGCCTAGCCACATGGTATATTCGTGACCTAATCCTTGATACATGCTGTGAATATATAGATTAAAAGGTGTAAAGATATGACAATAGTAGCAATTTATCCTTCAAAGAAGGAACTTAAAACAAAAATAGGCGAACCACTACGCTATATTGAAACAAGTATGTTCGGTGACGAGTATAAGCCCGATGGTATGCTTATCGTAGCCAATAGACCACACATTACAGGGCTGGGTCGTGAGTTTTTCGCACAGGTAACAATGAAGGATGGCTTGATTGCCAAAGTAAAATAAGGGTTTGTATAAGATGACAACAGATAGCAAGGTAGTATATATTGGAACGGATACTCTGGAAGAGTTACTGCTGGCAAGCCATGCACAATGCACAGTGGCATTCTCACAGGACTGTCCGACAATCTATAAAAAAGTAGTCGATGCACAGCAGGAAGCAAGGCAGGCTCTTGGCTGGGCTGAGTATGACATGGAGATAAAAGATGTTTGATAGTATAGACGACATAGCACGGGACATATTCTTACTGCCCGAAGACCTAGACGAGTGGATAACACTGGACGAAACTAAAGACCTACACCTACACTTCGATGAGCATGGGCAACTATCATGCACTATCTATCTGGTGGTGGATGGACAGACCACAGACGTGCCGCTATACTATGGCACATTACAAGCAGGGCGGGAACGCCTCAACTAGAAGGATTAAAACTATGCCTAATCATTGCACGAATAGCTTGACTATTTACTCGGAAGATAAAGAACTACTTAAAAAGTTACATGCAAAAGCAACAATAGACGAGCCTGCTGGCGACCTGCTAGACTTTCTTGCGCCGTTGCCTAATGGTGAGTGGGACTATGACTGGTGTGTCAATAACTGGGGCACCAAGTGGGATATCTATGACGTATGCTATGCAGAGATAGAAGAAGACAGACTGCACTTAGGTTTCTGCACTGCATGGGAACCACCTGTTGAGGCATTACAGACTGGAGCAGAACGACTGGGCTTCACCTTTGAGCTATTCTATCACGAAGGTGGAATGATGTTTGCTGGTATGGCAACAGACGAAACAGACGACTGTTATACCTATACATTTGAACGTCATCCAAGTGAAGAGATACGTCAGGATATACTAGGTGAGTTTGAGTTTATTGAAACAGACTATGACGAATATGTTATGGACGCAGAAGATAGTGACTTGACAAGCGACCAGAAAGAGTATAGAAAAATGTTACGTGAAGATGTAAAGGAGTATGCACATGGATAACATGGATATTGATATAAAAGAATTTGTTCAAGAGTTTATTAATGATACACAATGGAAGCAATACGACAATGTAATTAACTACGAAGATGATACTTACATTCATGTCTACACAGACTGGGACGGAGAAGTAAAATGTTCTGTGTTTGATGTAGACGATGGGCATTTAATACCAACACACTGGACAGAGTTAGAGTTATAGGAGTAAGACAATGAGTAACGAAGTAAGTTTTGAAACATACCAATGGGCAAGTGGACACTACCTTACACGACCCTTGCCTGATAACTGGTATGACATGGACGAAAGAAGTCAGGATGACTTTCTTGAAGGTTATGCCTGTGACCTGTATGAATTGTGGGATGCAGGTGATTTGTGGGCAGAGATTGACCACCTAGCTAATGACGCACATAAATTTTTCAAAGGACAGTAACATGACTATACGTGCTATAAACTAATTTATAATTGGGTATATCAGTCTGTTGTATATAGACCCAAAGTATGTTATACTATACGTATATTAAATCTTGGGGGTGCTATATACATGGATTATAAAGAACAATTTAAGCGTAATAAAAAAGACTATGATTTAAGAAGGACGTATGGCATATGTCTAGACACATATGAAAGTATGTTAGAAGACCAGAAAGAGTGTTGTTATATATGTGGAAAAGAACCAGACAGGTTATATGTTGACCATTGTCACGACACAGGTTCTGTTAGAAAGCTATTATGCATAAAGTGTAATACAGGACTAGGACTTTTTAATGACAGCATAAAGGCAATGAAAAAAGCAATGAAACATTTAATGGAGTATGCACATGAAGAAGTGTAGCAGGTGTAATCAAGAGAAAGAGTTATCTTTCTTTAACAAAGATAAACAAAGAAAGGATGGACATAGCCACAGATGTAGTGCATGTCATTCTGAGGTTGTGAAAGAATCAAAGCTACGTAATCCTGAAAGAACAAAAAAGGTTGCGTATAAAGCACACATCAAACACATGTATGGTGTAGATATTAAGTGGGTAGAGCAAAGACTTAAGGAGCACAATTACAAGTGTAAGATATGCAGCACTGACATGCAACTACATACAAATACAGTAGCTATTGACCACTGTCATAAGACAGGCAAGGTTAGAGATATTGTATGTAAGAAATGTAATTCAGCTATGGGTCAGTTTAATGATGACCCTGAGCTTATAGCTAAAGCTATTGATTATTTGAAAGAAACAAAGGAGATTTAATTATGTTACGTGGAATTCTAATTGACCCTTACTTCAAGAAGATTGAAGAGATTGAATACTCAGGTAACTGGCAAGACATTAATAAACTTTTACAGTGTGACATATTTACAACAGTATATATGCCTGACACAACAGACAGTATCTTTGTCGATGACGAAGGACTATATGTAGAGAACCAAAAGTATTGGCAGTTCGCTGAATACCCACAGGCTTTGGCAGGCATGGGTTTAGTTTTGGGTTGCGATGACGAGGGTAATAGTGTATCATGTGAATCTACACTGGAGCAGGTGAAGGCCATGATTGAATGGTGTCCCGATGGAACAGAAGTAGAACCTAAGTTTGAGATACTATTCGGTGATGACCTACTAGAATTTATAGGTAAATAAATGTCAAAGAAATTAGAGATACAAAGTAAGTATGGCGTGCATCGTGTTAAGCAGGACGATAAGGTCGTGCTTGCAACGAAGGACTTGCACGAGGCAGAGACAGCATTGGCAAATCTCTTGATAGAAGACAGGCACAGAAGACTATATGAATTTTTATTAACAGAACAGCTTGACCATGCACAGGCAGTTGAGTTTGTAGCTAAGCGTCCTGAGTTTAAGGCGTGGCTCAAACAACTATACAAGGATAAATACAATGCCGATAACGATATCACTGGTGGAGTGTCTGATACTGATAGGAGTATGGGCTAACACCGCCATTAACATATACAAATTTGTAAAGGAAAACAAATGAGCAGTAACTTTTTTTGGAATACATTTAGAATTATGACAGTCATAAACTTTGTGTTGTGTCTTGTTATCATAGCGATGGTGGTGTGACATGCCCAGATATGAAATTGTTTTTGTAGTGGATGCACCTGACATAGCTGACCCTGATGATATGGTTAGGCTACCATGGTGGGCATACATTGGTGAGGAACCACTTGACCCTGACAAGTTAGAATATATTCTTGTCCGACCACTAGAAGATGACGAAAATACATTTGACTTTCTCGATGAGCATGGTATAAATGTAATACTTGAAGAGCGACACGATGACCCATATGATGTGGCATTCGATGCACAAGTAACACCTAAGAAAGAGTTACCAGAATGGTTGAGATTGGTGGTGGATAATGAAGACAACAAGGGGAAAGATACAGAGAGCACGCCGAAGGAATAGTGCTGCCCTGTCTCTACAAGATAAACAATATGCCGCTAAGAAAATAGATAGCGGTAAAGTTTATAAAAGAAAACAACAACAGGAAATAAAATACGATGACGAATAAACATAAAAACATGTATAAGAATTGGCGTGAAGATTGGCTTGTAAGTGACTGGCATTACAGGGAAAATAGCCCTAACAATTATTCAGTTACACACAAGACACGTAACAAATTGTGGGAAGGAACACGACTAGGTTCTGACTACGACCACGAACGTATCTGGAACGAGTAATGATTAGCACAGCACTCTTGTGTCTTGCACTTAATGTGTATCACGAGGCACGTAACCAACCCACTCTTGGACAGATAGCAGTGGCACAGGTTGTAATGAACAGGGTCAAAGACTATCGTTACCCCGATGAGATTTGTGATGTAGTTAGGCAGGGCATACACAGTCCTAATGGACAGCCTGTAAAACACAAGTGTCAGTTCAGTTGGTATTGCGATGGTCAGTCAGACCTAATGAGGGACGAGCAGGCCGCAGTGAAGGCGAACAGAGTAGCTAAGTATGTTATCTTAGGTAAGGCAGAAGGTATGTTGGATGGTGCAACACACTACCACACAGACCAAGTGTTCCCGACATGGGCTAGTGAGAAAACATTTATAGTAAAGATTAACGACCACATATTTTATAGATGGGATTAACAGAATGGACTACATTGAATACACAAGCAAAGATAATGTGCCACGTCACATCCAAGAATACATTGTAGCAGTGGCAGGTATGCCTTGGTCTATGGTTGAGCTGGATGATGTGAATAGTTTTATGGAAGGATTGATTGAACAAGATGAACAGCAGTAACCTGTGGGATAAGGATAAGAAGACAATCTTTCGTGAGTTGTATCACCAGTATCTTGAAGAGGGATACAATCAGAAGGAAGCTAAGCGTATGGCCAAGGAAGAATCAGATGAAATCTATTCAGATGGTGTAGACTTTGCTTTCAAAACTGCGGAGCAAGAGTATGACGAGTGAAGAAGAGAAAGCAAGAAGGCGTAAGCAAACACTACGCCGCACTAAGGAATGGCATCAGAAAAGATTGTTGACAAGAGCAAGGTCTTGGTCTAGGTTCCACCCAATAGAAGCACAGAGAGAAACAGACAGGAGCAGTGACGATGAGCCAGCAAACTAAGAAACAGAAAATGAAATCAATACGCCGCCGTGCCATTACAATGCAGAATAATTCACAACGTAAACTTACAATGAGTGATGCAGTTAAAGAGGTAAAGAATGTTACGAATGATGTATAAGTCCTACGGGATAGGCGAACAAGATAAACCACATCACATAGAGAAAGTTAAAACACACGAAGATGTATCAGAGTTTCTTAGGCTACGTGAGAGCTTAGCCACGAACATGGGATACAATACTAAGATGACTAAAGACACGTTAGAAATATACGACAACAACAAACAGATAGGTAAGTATTATGCAGAATAACAATACGCAAGCTAAAGAAACACATCGTAGTGAGTGCAACTCATGCGGTTCATCCGATGGTAATGTTCACTACTCAGACGGACATGCCTACTGCTTTGTCTGCTCAACTTATTCTAAGTCCGAAGGACAATCAACAGTTGTAACACTACCAACACCACAAGAGAGAAACACTATGTCATTATCTAAGGGACAGTTCAGTGCCATACCTGACCGAAGCATCAGCCTAGAAGCGGCTCGTGCCTATGGTGTTACAGTGATGGATAACAAACACATCTATCCTTACTACAACAAGGAAGGCAAGCACATCGCTAACAAGGTGCGGCATGTAGCTAACAAAGAGTTCAATGCCGAAGGCTCTATGTCACAGGGTATGCTCTTTGGACAGCAGATGTTTGGTAATGGTGGTAAGTATATCACTATCACTGAGGGTGAGATTGACGCTGTGTCTGCCTATCAGATGATGGGTTGCAAGTGGCCTGTTGTTTCTGTTCGTAATGGTGCACAGTCAGCAGTTAAAGACTGTAAGGAACAGCTTGATTGGCTTAACAAGTTCGAGACTGTTGTTATCTGCTTTGACAATGACACTGCAGGTCAGGCAGCATCCGCAGCAGTTGCTCAGTTGTTCGAGCCTAACAAGGCAAAGGTAATGAAGCTACGTGGTAAGGATGCCAACGAGTATCTCAAGCACAACAAGACACAGGATTTTATCCGCTTGTTCTGGGATGCACAGCCCTACACACCAGCAGGTATTGTGAACCTCAAGAACTTTGATGGTCTGTATGACACGGACGATAAAGAATCTGTGCCTTATCCCTACCAGGGATTGAATGACATGCTGTATGGTATGAGAACAGGTGAGCTGATTACATTCACAGCAGGCACTGGTGCTGGTAAGTCTAGCATCATGCGAGAGCTTGAGCATCACATTCTAAACAACACCAAGCATAACATTGGTATCGTTAGTCTTGAGGAGAATGTTAAGCAGACTATCTTCCACCTCATGTCTGTTGAAGCAAGCAAGCGTCTGTATATCCAAGAGGTTCGTGATACGATAGCACCTGAGCAACTCAAGGCATACGAGGAAGCAACAGTAGGGACAGGCCGTGTGTTTGCATTCGACCACTTCGGTTCCATTCAGACTGACGAGATACTTGCACGTATTCGTTACATGATTAAGGCTCTTGACTGTAAGTTTATTATCCTTGACCACTTGTCTATCCTAGTGTCAGGCCTTGAGGGTGATGACGAGAGACGTAACATCGACAAGATGATGACTAACCTACGCTCACTTGTAGAGGAGACGCAGTGCTGTGTCCTTCTTGTGTCTCACTTACGCCGTGCCTCTGGTGACAAGGGTCAGGAAGAGGGCAAGGAGATTAGCCTGTCTATGCTACGTGGCTCACACAGTATTGCACAGATTAGTGACGCAGTGATTGCGATGGAGCGTGACCAACAAGCAAGCGACCCTATCGTTGCCAACACTACGACAGTGCGTGTTCTTAAGAATCGCTATGCTGGTGAGACTGGTGTCGGTGCATACCTCTTGTATGACAGAGACACTGGACGTATGCAGGAGATTGACGACCCTAACAAGGAAGACTTTGCAGATGTATCAACAGGTAATTACTTATGAATCAGTTAGATTTATTTTCAGGGGCGAGTGATGAGCTAAGAAAACTAGCTAGATATCTAACAACATATATTAGAAACTATCACGAGTGTCCTGATTGTAATACTGTCACATACTTTGACGATAGCGATGTCTTTACTGGTAAACAAACGTCCATCAGGAATAGCACTAAGTTTTTGTGTGATAGGTGTTCAGCTATGCGAAGTAAAGACAAACATTATAAAAGAAACTACAAGCTTAGCTATCAAGAAGTTCACACGATGCTTATGCAGCAAGGGTTCAAATGTAAGTGTTGTAGTAAAGAGATAGACATGCCTACTGATGCAGCAGATAGAAGCGAGGCAGCCCTTGTAGACCACTGCCATGATACTGGAAAAGTAAGAGGTATAATATGTGGTAGGTGTAACACAGGGATAGGACAGCTTGGCGATAACCTTGAAGGCGTAATGAAAGCAGTGAGATATTTGGAGGATAGCGATGACACAACTTAAACCAGTTGACATTAAATGGAAAGTAGATTATACTAACTTCTTCAGTGCGGCAGAGATAGAGGTGATTGTAGTATGAAGCCTTCAATAGAAGATAGAAAAAAGTTTGACCTAGACTTAGAGTATGGCGAAGTCAAAGAAGATATGGTAGCTGAGATGCTACAAGACAAAAAGGTTGAGGTTAAATCAGAACGTGGCATGTGGACAAGCACTGGAAACATTGCAATAGAATACATGTCATATGGAAAACCATCTGGATTGGCAGCAACCGAAGCTGACTATTGGTTTCACAACCTGTGTATAGACGATGATGTCTATGCTACTCTTGTCTTTAAGTCTGACAATCTTAAAAAGATTATTAAATTAATGGACAACCCAAGACAGATAGCAGGCGGTGACCACAACGCATCCAAGATGTTCTTGTTAAATATACAAAGCATATTTGATAAACAACTTATAAATAAATTTAAAGAAAGTATTAAGATATGAAAAGATTAGTAGTAGACATTGAAACAGACAGCCTAGATGCTACTACTATACACTGTGTGGTCGCTAAGGACATAGACGAAGGACGTGTCTATACTTATACACCACAGAGTATTCAGCACTGTAAACCTTTGCTGGAGAGTGCAGACATTATTGTTATGCACAATGGTGTGTCGTTTGATGCACCAGTATTAAAGCGTTTACTTAATGTAGACATTCCATTGAGTAAGCTACGTGAC